TTGATCTGGGCATGAGCTTGTCGGGTTGATGACCAGACCCACAGCCACACGTCCATGCCTGACGAGTTCCACCAGTTGAGCGCTGCAAGCTTCTCAAGCTTCAGCTTGAGGGGCTTGGACCCCATACCCATGACCTCAACCAGACGGGCAGGGTCTGACTGGATGTAGTCAGGAGCCGCACGAATGTTGAGGCTGATTTGGTAGAACTTAGATACGTCGGGTCGGTTGAACCCGAACCGTATGTAGTTGGTGTTGAGCCGTTCAAAGTGGGATTCGGCTTCGTCGCCCATTGACTGGAATCGTTCCCCATACGATCCAGCATGGAACGCAGTCATTTTTTGCGGCCTGACAGCTTGTGGATCTGTCGGTCGTCTTCGTAGGCGATGCCGTTGAGTGCGTCGCTGACCGATTTGATGTAGTTGTCCACGTCTCCCCGCAATTTCGAATCGGGTTCGTCTGGCATCTCGGTGATGCAGACGGTGATCCTCTTGGGGCTGAACGTTACTGCTAGGGATACGGGACCGTCAAACATTGGCCCGTTGTAGTGGTCTTTGACCAGTTGTTCGAACGTGCGGGTCTTGGCTGACGTGTAGGCGTAGCCGCCCTTCATGGAGAACCGTGGCCGCTCTTTGGCTTTGGGGCGGTGCGGGATGACGAACTTGTGCTGCTTTCCTTTGGATGGCATTAGAGGCTCCTAAGTGCTGATTCAACCATCCGTTGGATCTGGCGAGGCCCGTCTTCACGGTCTTTGAACTTGCCAACTCGTTCGTCTAGTTGGGTTACCCAATGGATTGTAGCTTCTATGGAGTAGTCACGTTCAAGNAGCGACACAGCGAAGCGGTACAAGGTGCTGCTGCGGTCTTGTTCGAACGGGTTCTCCCAGATACGGCGNGCACGTCCTGTGAAGTCGTCGGAGTCTTGGGTGCCGCTGTAGGCGAACGCAGGTTTGGCTGGCTCTGTCTGTAGGTACAGGGCGTGGAGCCGTTCAAACTGTTCGGTGGGGCAGCGGGTTGCCCAGGCTTGGTCGGTGAACTGTTCCCATGTGAGGTCGCCCATCTGTTGCCGTCCGATGTTGCGGGTGTGGGCGTAGGGGAGCCGTAGGCAGTTGCCGATCTTGCCTGGGCTGAGCTTTGTTTGTTTGGGGTAGACCTCTTTGATGGGGGTGTTGACGATGCGGCATGCCCCGACCATGCAGTTGCGTGCCATCGCAGCCTGGAGCGGCTGCTCAAGGTAAACCCAGACGTGGAAGCCTTTGGACCGTGATGGTTCTTTCCAAGCTTGTATGGAGAGTCGTGACAGGACGGCTACGACGTTGTCGGCGTGTGGTTCGGAGGCGTCGCCTTCGTCTAGGTCTACGGCGACCCAGTTGACCCAGAACAGTCCGTTCTGTTCTATCAGGGGGTACACGCCGAGGGCTTCGTCGCCGTACAAGTGCTGTTCTATGAGTGTCGTGTAGCTGTCACCACGAGCTACTACAACCTCGTCGTTTTCCAGCATTGGCCGCACTCCTTCGGCCACGTCGGCAACGAAACCCCCAGCGTGTAGAGCTGCGAACTTGTCTACCCGATCCATCGGTCATCGTGAGGCACGTCGGACTCGTAATAGGTCCGCACTAGGCCGCAGTCGGGGTCCATAAAGTAGTCGATCGGGGGTGAGGTGATCTGACAGGGTGGACGTTTGTTTTTGCATAGGTCCAGGCTGATTGACACGGAGTGGATTCGTTTCTCGGCGTCGGTGAGCTTGGGGTCGTCTCGCCTGCGGAAGACGTTGAGTTGCAGGATGGCGTATTCGTCGGCGTTGAACTTGCCGTCGTCCATGCCTCGGCTGGAGCCTCGGGTGGAGCCTTTGCCTGACTGGTGAACCAGCCCGACGGGCAGGTTCTCTGTCTCGGTCCATTCTTTGAGGTTCTTGAGGACTTTGGACACGCCTTCGTACCCTGACGCCATCGGCAACTGTTCTAAGAAGTCGACCATGACGAACTTCGGCTTGTACTGCCAGTAGTCCTCGCATTCCCTCATGGCTTCTGACATCTGCGGGAACTTGAGAGCGCTGGGGAAGATCTTGAGGCGATCTAGGTACCGTTCTTTGGCTTCCATGATCTCGGCCATGTAGAGCGGGTCTTCAGCGGCGAGTGCTTGTTCTACTTCAGCAAGGTTGCGTTGGTATAGCAGTGCGTAGAGCTTGGCGACTACAAGCACTTCGGGTTCGTCGGGCGTAAAGATTACGCCGTGAAACTCTTCGTCTTCTCTGAGGTTCCATGCCAGCGACGAAAGCAGTACAGCCGACTTACCGCTGTGTGCTCTGCCTGTGACGACAAGCACGTCCGACGGCCACACGCCACGCATGCGTTGATCAATTTCGTCTAGCCCGAGGTAGAAGCAGTCTTCTGATCCTTTGGCGTACTGCACCCAACGATCGACGGCATCGCCTGTAGGGGTGAAGTATTTGTATTCCTTTTCGGCCCCCAGAGGGAGATCGACGCCCCCTAACAGGGCGTCGATCTCCTCAGTGCTGAGGGCGCTTTGGCCCTCACTCATCAGCGGCCCTGGTAAGCGAACTGCTGAAGCTCAGAGCGGCGGGTAGCCCAATCCCAGTCTCGGGCCTGATCCTGCGTTTCGCCGTTGAGGACATCCCAGACCTTGAGCGGCACATTGCTGTCGCCTGCGTTGATCCAGATACCCATGTCGCGCTCAACGTAGACGCCTGCCATTCCCATCGCATCAGCAGTGACGCTGAAGTTTGGGTAGTTGGTGCCCTTCTGGGTGGTGTCGGTAGTGCCATCGGCCTTCTCCTTCACCTTGTAGGCTTCGACGCCGTTATCCCACTTGGCAGGATGGAATGCCAGGATGTTGAACGCCATCTGCTTCTTGTCGGCGTCCTTGCCAACCACAAACTCGGTGCGGGGCATAACCCGACCACTCATGCGCCCTCCGCTTCCTGCGGGAGCGGCGGGAGCTGCGGGTGCCGTGGTAGAGGACACAGCGGCACTTGATGCCGTCGGGCCACCACTGGGCGCTGCTGCGGGGGCGGGTTGCGTAGGAACTGCAACGGGCCGAACACCTTTTTCCAACCTCCGCATAACGAGGCCGTCTTGGGTCAGGTCGTACTCGCAACCTGCCTGCTTGAGCACCTCGCTCTTGACTTGAGCAAACAGATCCTTCGCCACGGCGATTGGATCAGTGAGTTCATCAAACTCCTGCTCAATAATGAGCGAGTAGTCAGCCGTTTCGTACGGCTGCTCGCTAACTTTCTGCGTGAAAGACACGCTTACTTTTACCATTTCCCTTTTCCTTTCTGGTATTTACCAAGGGTCTTGGCCGAGGTGTTCGCCTCGGCATCGTCCTGCTTGCCACACTGGGCACCACTTCGGAGAGCAGTGCCACCCCTCCCATCGCATGGGCCATGTGGGTGCGTTGGAGAGCATAGTCGGCACAATCGACCAGCACATCTCAACAAACGCATTCTGCGCTTCTTCGGTTCGTTCGATCTCAATCACCTGCAGCTTGCCCTTAGCAAACACTGCAAGGTTGAACTTGGTCAGACCATGTGCCCAAGTGTAAGCGTGGGACTGAATGTCCCAGCGCTGCTTCTCCCACTCTGTGTAGTGACGTGACGGATTCTTCCAATCCCAGATCACACCGCTCTGATCAATCCAGTCGGCGGTGCCAAGAAGGTTGAGCTTCACGGGCAGGTCGTAACCGTTTACTTCTCGTATACCCATGTTCTTGGCAAACATTCGTTCGATCCCGTCAGGGCGGGGAAACAGGATCGGGTTGAGTTCGGTGTGCCAACATTCGACGTTGGCACGCACCGTTTCGACTAACGGATCTAGTTCGGTGCGCCAGTCGTCTACTTCGTGGGCGTGGTCGGTAATGTACCGCTCTGCTGCGTCCAGCATCATATCTAGTTCAGCTTCACGACCAGACAGCTTGGCTGCGCCAGCTTCTTCGATTGCGTAGTGGACTGCGTTGCCTCGCAGCATGTCGCTGGACTCTCGCTGCTGTACAAGACCTGCCCTTTCCTGTCGGGCTTGTTCTGGACAGCGTAGAAACGTGGAGATCCACGATTGACGCAAGTTTAGTTCGATCATCCTGTCTCCTTGGGATGGTGATGGCGGGAGGACGGGAAAGGAGAACAGAAAAACCATCCTCCCGCCATCGTACCTGTGTTGGGGGGGAGGGGGGCTGTGGAAGGCCCCCCTCCCCCACTGTAACGTTACTGTGCCTCGCTTGCAACCCGCTTCAACGGGTGATGGCCTGCGAGGCGTTCATGTGCGGCTTTCTGGGCTTGGTCTGAGATGCGCTGTCGTGACACGCCTATCTCACGGGCGAGCTGAGATGACGATCCTCGTTCTCCGAAGAACACCACGTCGTGGATGGTCTGACGCTTCTCGTAGTGCAGCAGTGCCAGCATCTTTTCCAACGACGCAACGCACGTCGAAAGGTCGCCAAGACGTTTGACTTTGTAGTGCAACTTCAGGGGTCGCAACTCGTCTCTGACCGATTCGAACTCATCCATGATGCAGTCCCAATCAGTTTCGTTAATCTCATACCAAACCCCAAACTCGGGGTGGAACGGTTCAGCCATCTCGTGTTAGCTCCTCTTCTTTGCGTTCAACGTATCGAATGGCTTCCGTCTCGGTGCGGAACCATTCAATCAACTTGTCGTCCCTGATGACGATCCAGCCAGGGATGAACTTACCCCGCCCAAGAGCGGTTATGAAAGGCTTGATTTCGTACATAGTTACTCCCTAAAGAATTGAAGTTTCGTGAAGATCGAAGTCACGTTGCCATGATCCGATAGATCCTCTTCGATCCGATCAACTGTCCATTGTTCAAAGGCTGCTACCACCTCTCTATGGGCTTCTTTCAGTGCAGGAAGATCAATCTGTGATATGGCAGCGTGCCCTTGCATGGGGATGAGCCATTCGATCACGTCGAATGTCTCATCCAACAAGTTGAGCAGTGCGCTGCGATCAACAGGAATCGTGTCGTCGTTACTCATCAAGATCCTTTGTGATGGCGATGAAGTACAGAACAGCGATCATCCACATCAAGATGAATAGAAACAGGAATTTAATCATGGCTCATCTCCTTGAGTCGTTTGATCCATTCGTTAGGGGTTTCGTTCGGACGCATATCCATGCCTGCGTCTTGTTTGTGTTTGTTAAGATCAGCGGCTTCGCCTTCTTCAATGAACACCATTCGCAGATCAGCCATTGGGGTCTCCGAGTGAATCAATGGACGAGGTAAAAATAGCGTCTTCAAGCTGGCGGCGAGCGGCGATCATGTTGATTATCGCTGACTTCCACTCGGCGTCTTCGGTCACATAGTGCGCCACTTCGTCCATTTTCTTTTCCGCTAAGACTAGAAAGTCCCATGCTTGCTGCAGCAGGGCAATCACCTTGTCGTGTTCGTCGTCTTCTAACATCCTTACTCCTTTACTTGCATTGTCCCGCAACTTGCGGATGACTTAGGATACCTCACGAATGAACCCGTGCA